ACAAACCAAACCCTGTCCCTTCTGTGTGGAGCGTTGACGCTTGCAGCTGGAAGTACATACGGTTGTACTTCGTACCCTTGAGCTTCCAAGTCAGCTTGCACCTCGTGGAATACCAACCCTCCATCCCAATTAACAAGTCCGAGAACATTTTCGCCCACGACCCATGTCGGTTGAATTTCTCGTATTGCTCTAAGCATTTCGGGCCATAAATGGCGTTCATCCTCTTTGCCTTTTCTTTTTCCTGCCATTGAATAGGGTTGGCATGGGAATCCACCGGTAATGATGTCAATTGTTCCTCTGTGAATAGAGAAATCTGTCTTTGTGATATCATGATATGATATTGCTTTAGGCCAATAATAATTTAAAACTTTCTGTCCAAACTCATTCCACTCACAATGGAAAACATTCTCCCATCCCATCCATTCGGAGGCTAAATCAAAGCCTCCTATTCCGCTAAATAGTGATCCATGTCTCATCTTAAAACGGCAAATCAAAAGCTTCTAAGTGCAATACAGGAGTCTTATAGTCTGTTCCAAACCTGCAAAGGTATTCAAAGGCAAGAACTCTATTTGCTTCTCTCATCTTTAGCCAAATTCCTTGGGTGTAAGTCTTATCATAGTCCCCAGGTCTCTGCTCCATAAACTTATCCCAGAATACTTCAAATGGGATTTCTGATACTTCGTCTAGTGCTTCAATCATTTCTTTAAGTGTTTATAAATAGTGGTTCTACTAACATTAAGTAACTCCGCTAACTCAGAGCGGTTAAAATCAGGGATGGTCTTATGAATCATCTCTATTTTCTTTTCTATGGACTCATTCTTCATCGACCTAATTATCTCACTAAGCTCATTAGACTCCAAGCTACTGACCTTAATCTTCTTAGACATAGCAATAAAGTAGTTGCTCAACTTCTCTGCCTTGAGCAAACTTTCCTTAGTAACAAAGTCAAAGTCCTTCCCTGTCTCAAAAGAAGTCAAGGTATTAATCAGCATAGCAAATCTAGGTACATAAGCCTTCTGCTTACTCAACATCGACTTTACATATTCCGATATGTCATCAGAGTTCTGCAAGTCTGTGATGTTGTTAAATATCCTCTCCCATTCAATATCTGCTTGGCTATCGAATCTAATGATGCGACTCTCAATCTCTCCAAACTTATTGTACTGCAAGACCTGTGTCCTAACTAAGTTATAGAACTGACTAATGTAAGCCTCGTACCAATCCAATATCTCTTGATCAATCGAGTTCTTATTGTAATGCTCAATCTCCTTATCAGGGTAACTAACAAGCAATCGGTCTAAGAATCCGTTGTCTTTGTTTTCCATCGTGGATATCTGCGAGAATATACCAGGCTGAATACCACCAAGAACAGGAATCAATGGGCTCTGCACAAAGCTACTCTTAGCAGTCTTCCTTGTAAGAATCGCTGCTTGGTTAGACCAACAGGACAACCAAAACTCGAGATCAGAACCAGGTTTATACTTATTCATGTCCTTAATCCATCCGTTCAGCTCATCCTTAAATACTGCAATGCCTACTTGGTTTTCCTCATGCAAATCCGCCAAGGCTTCAACGGTGATGTCATTTACTATCAACTGCTTTCTCACAGGCTCCTTGACTTCCTCCACATCCTTCTTTTCCTTTGCACTAAGCTTCTCGTACTCCTTGTACTTCTTGTACTCGTTCTGATAGTGCTTAATCTCAAAGCTATTCTTCTTAGCAATCGGGAAGATGATGGCATTTATACTAGGGGTCTTGCCTAGACCTGCCTTGCCTATCAAGCCAATCCAAATGTTGCAAGACTCTCTCCATCCCGTTTTTACTTCCACCTTGCAAGCATTACCGATGCATAGTGACAGAAGCCAAAGTAAGCTACATCCCATGTAGTCAATAGAATGATTAAGCGTTTTCTGATTTAACAGAATATAACTCTGTATTGACTCAGGGAACACATCAATCGGAAATATTAAGTCTTCCTTGGGGATCTCAATCTTCTCAATCTCTACCTTTCGAATCTTTCGCTCTCCATAGCCTTCTTTGTACAACTCCTTAGCAGCAGCAGAGTAGTCTCCATTGAAGTATTTGTAAGCGTAGATACTAAAAGGAGTCAAAGGGCTCTCGTGAGGGTAAATCGTGGCCGTGGTGAAGAGATAACAGAGACCAGTATCCTTGTATATAAATCCATGCAAGGCATCCTTAGAATTGGTTTTTCTTATCACTATGCGGTCAGTCAAGTGCTTGACTGCCGTGAACTCATTTGCAATCAAGTCCAACACTCTGTTCCTCTGATTGTAATCCTCCCAAGGTGTCAATCCACTATACTCTGTATTTTCCACCTTGACTTCCACCTTGGCTTCATCGTAGTGGAAGTATCGGCATAGGCTGAAGAGAATGTCTCGCTCCTCCTCTGTGATCTCCTGGATTTGCTCATAAGACATCTCCGATACTTGGTTGTCATAGATATAGATATACCCACCCGTACCCCTAGTTTCAATTAAGGCTTGAGAATGTCCTTTTAGCGTTGCAAGCTTTCTGTTACCTTCTACCTTAGAGCATCTATATATAATATGATAACCTGAGTTTATAGTCTTATATATAACAAACTTTCTATTAAAGTCATCAATATGATCAGATATAAAGGACACAAACTCACTCCAAAACTTCTTTCCGTCTTGGATAGTAGGAAACACCTTTAAGTCTACATCTATACACTCAACATTATAATAACCTGTTATAATACCGTACCCTTTGGTCTTGGCTTCGAGCTTCTCTAATTCTGACTTTTCTATCTTTTTTGTCTGGTACTCCTTCCATAAAATCAGAGGCTTTTTACCCTCCGATATGGGCATTACGCTGAACCCTGAGTTCAGTAAATTGATTGCTCTTCCTAGCGTTACATTCATTTTCGTGTTTTACAAAGGTTTATAGAAAAATGGCATTTTTGGGCAAAAAAGTGTACACAAGTTTACACTTGGTTTACACCTAGTGTAAACCCCCTAAAACCGCCTATACTCTCTAGATTCGCAGATTTTAGGCCGTTTTTTGCCCTAGGTTTACAAGTTTACACTTTTTTTTAGAATATATTTTTTTTGACTAGGTGAAAATTTATTTTTTTTCAATTTTGTCAAAAAGTGTTCAAAGTGTTCACTTATTGCGATTGGAGCCAATGGAGGCCTATTTTGGTTTACACTTAGGTGTACACTTAGTGTAAACTAGTGTACACCCTCCTTCTTAGCTTTTCGAACCCAATGTGAGACTCTGTTGTAGTCTAAATTCAGCTCTTTTGCTATGTCGCAAGTCCTCCACTTTTCTGCTACCATACGCTCTATTTGTCTCACTATTTTTATAGATAAACCATGAACTCTCCTGTGGTCTGTGAGTTTTAGAATTTCACATAGATGATGGTATTTTACACCAGTCATATACATAATTTCTTTATATGGTACACCTTTCTTATATAATTCTAGTACCTGATCCGCAGACTTCATGTGAGAGCAAGTATTCTTTGCTCTCTCATTGGTCAACAGATACTCCTTGTATATATAATTATTTACAAGATGCTTACTAATATTCATTATAGTAGCTATATTCTTATTCATTACTTTAAGTTTATATAGTCTAACTATCTCGTCTTTCTGTTCTTGAGTTAGTGATGTCATTTGTCTCCGTAGGTTTCTTCGTAGTATTGTTCTGCGTATTCAAAAGGTGGTATTTGCTGACCATAGTTATAAGCATCTTTAATCTGCTCCTTCTCCATCTGTTTGGCTTTTATTAAAATGCTATGCCAAATAAATTTATCTTTTGGTGCACTCCATAGTTCCGTAAAATACCATTCTACTGCTGTCTGCTTATTCATATCCCCATACCCTTTAAATACTCTCTGCATTCCAATACCTTAGCCTTAGCCATCTCAATCACCTGTGTGTCATACTCGATATCAAACTCCTTGATACGGTACTTATCTTCCACATGGGAGTAGCTTACTGGTTCTTCGTAAGTCAAGAACTCTGGGGTGTCTTGAAGGGTGTAAACCAACTTAGCCTTTTTTAAGCCCGTCAGGTGCATATAAACCTGAAGTTGATAGTAGTACCCGATGTCAGGAGTATCGTCAAACAGAGGGAAAGTAAAGCAGTCCCACGAGGTTTTAAAGTCATAGACTATACCCTCGTGAAAACAATCTGGAGTACCTGTGAAGAAATCATCCTCAAAGTGATCTAGATTCTTTATCATAAAGTCCTTGTTCATAGCTACCGAGTAAAACTCGATAGCCGTATCTTCTAATGCCAATCCCTTCTGTATGTACTTAGACTTAATCTGCTTCTTTACTCCGTAAATCTGCTCCTTGTACCAATCCTCTAGGTAGCTTTTAGTTGTCTGAGACAATGATTCTGTTTTACTCCGTGCGTTAGTCATCAACTGACCAAGGGCACTTGCTCTGCATTTAAATATCATGATAATAGAAGTTTTTCGTTTTGTGCTGTTAAAATATAAACCGACTTAATTTGCTCTAAGGTTACCTTGCCATTGGCTAGAGAATCCTTTGCTCCTTGCCACTTAACATGAGATGGATTTAACTCTTCTTTTTTACCACCATGATCGTTTGTCGAATCGGGGTCTTTTGTATCGTCAATTAAAAAGAGCCCATTCAATGCATACTTACGAGCATAGCTGGAGGAACTACCAAAACTCTGAGCCACATCCATACCCTTGCGGTTGATGTCGATACCTGCCTGGGCAGTTACTGCTCTACCTTCAGTTCTACCTTCTTTATCTACCTGAATCGCTGCCGTAGCTTCTATGAAGACAAGACCTCCTACTTCTTTAACCTCATCTTCAATAGTCAAGGTACATTCGTACTTTAGAAGCAAAGGCTTTACTGCCTCAAGGATATCCTCTACGGATCGGTACTTGTACTTGCCAAAGGCATTAAACTGGTTCTTTGGAGCTTTCAGCTCCGATTGGATTGCAATTAGTTCTTTCATCGTGTTAGGTGTTTATACTTGTCTAGTGTTTTCATTTCAGCGTATCGGTAACTAATCTCATCCCAATACATCTCGAAGGTTTTAAGAATCTCTATTTTTTCACTATGGGGTACTTCCCCAAAGTTCTCTAGTATCCATTCTTTGATTCTATCCTCTACCATTGTTAATCCAGTTAGTTGATACAAATAGAACCCATTGATTGCCTAATCTCTTAGGAGGATACACCCATTCTTCAGGCCATACACCAGAACGAATGATTTGGTGAACTCGTGTAGATTTTTCGGTAAAGCCCCGTAGTACACCGTACTCGGTGGCAGTCATCATTTCGTAAAGCATTGGCGTACATTGGCTTCTAACTGTTCAACAATAAAAGGATCAAGGATGGCACACACAACCCGATAATGGTCTGTAAACCGCTCGTTGAGGTCATCGTACAATTCAAGGGTAAGGGACTTGCCATTGCCAAAGAATAGGTCTAGGACAATGCCTTCGTTAGAGAAGGATTCGAGCTCAAGGCTAAAGCCAGACTGCTCAAGAATAAAGTGGTGATCTTTTAACATTGTGTTTGTGTTTAAGTGAATAATGATGCTAAGGTACAAGACTCTGCATAACAAATGCAAGTGAATTATAAAATTTATTTTGTTTTACACTAAGGGTAATATCCTGGTTTAAATGGTTTTGTTTTACACTAACACCCCAGGTGGTTTTGTTTTCCACTATGGGTCTGAACCGGTTCGAATTGGTTCTGTTTTACACTATGGCTATTTTTCCGCCATGTTTTACACTAAGGGTAAATCCGCCATGTTTTACACTATGGGGTAGGGGTCGGCCGTGCCCATTCGTGCCCGTTCGGGATTCTGCATGGCATGGCAACCTTGAAACCTAGAAAGGCAAAGGAAGGCATTTTTAAGCCGCTGGTTGAACGATATATTTTTTTTAGTGGTGTTACATAGGCGAAAATTTGGAGGTCTTAAATGGGCTTAAAATAGGCTAAAATTTTAAAGATTGGGACTGATCCTATTGACTGTCTAAATTAATACCCGCATATTCTTTTCTATATGAGTAGTAATCCTTTTTCAATTCTTTAGAAATAGTTTTATTTTCTTGAAACCATTTATCTATTATTTTTTGAGACTCTTTCCATTCTAATTTAAACTCAAATACCTCACCCATTGCAGTCCTTTGAAAAGCAAAAAACTCATTTATGGTATTGTCAATGTCTTTCATCATTGGATTTAAAGTTTCTTCCTTGAATATGGAATAATACTCTTGTTCCAATCTTGTCCAATTGTAGTGAAAATCTCTATCGTAGAGATAATGCACAATTCCGCTTTTAATTTGTTCAATGAGTTTTTCTTCTGTCCAAGTTCCAATTATATGACAACTTCCGATTGCAATTTGAAAACGAGTGCCGACTAAGTCTTGGATTTTTGTTGATTTGTTTTCCATTGTGTTTTTCTTGTTTATGGTCAAGACAAAAGGGGCTTCCGCCCCTAATGTTTCGGCTAATAAAGCCTCATCGGTTAACCTTGTTAATAGTTGTGATTATTAGAGATAAAAACTTAATTCTTCGAATGTCGAAAAAAACTTTTCTTCCTCGGTGTCATTATCATAAACGATAAACTCAACATCTTGACCGAAAGCACTAGCTATGGTCACCCCCATCTCCAAAGCCAAATAAACATATCCGCTATTAATATTAAACCCCTCATCCATTATTTCTTCGCCCGAAAAGTATTCTGCATAAGCAGCCCAAACAATTGATTTCGACATTGCATCTGAATAGCCGTAGGAGGAGTGAATTAGTTCTGAAGTTCTCATTTTGTGTGTGTGTTTAAATTATTGATTAATTTTTTTTAATAGTTCATTTAGGAAGTGTTGGTTTTCCGTTGGGTATCCGAACTCTTCAGAGTCCATCTCCTCGCAAAGAATAAAACGGATTGCAAATTCTCTAGCCTCGTCTAGTGTCAATGGCGGGAAATCATCTTCGCCCTCCCAACTTCCGTTTTTGTCATTCCAATACAAAAAAGAAATTAACCTTCCTCTAGACATTTCTAGCACATCAAATTTCGTGAGGTCTTTCCAAGGCTTAATTTGGTTAAACTCACAAAGGGTGTCGATACCATCATATATTCTCTCCCAAATTCCCTCTTGCTCGACAACCTCCTTTAAAATCTTATCTGCTTGTTCGTTGCTAATGTTGTACTTCTCTTTTACCATAGTTCTATGAAAAAGAGAACCTGTATAAAATCCTTTAGATTTTAAAAACTGAATTGCGGTTTTAGTAGTTAGATTTTCCATTTTTTTAGTAGGTGTTAAAACATTCATCAAGATAATTTTCTAGGGTATCAAAAGTCTTCTCTGAGGTCTCTACCTCAAAGTCCATAAAGTGAATTGCCATTACTCTGCCATCCATTAAGTGCAAAAACAAATGAGTGAAACCTCCGCCCGAATGGTACGAAGTGCTTTTACTATGAGGTGTTTTCTTTGCCAACTCAAAGCCTTTTGCATGGTTTTCATCGGGAAACCATTTCATTAGCCATTCCATGTTTTGTTCTAGTTCCATTCTTTAAAGTAGTTTAAGGCCTAACATATAGCCCAAAATAAAAATCGGGATTAATGCCACGATGTAATAAATTACAAGTCCAATTGCTTTTAAAGTCTTTTTCATTGGTTTGCTGGGTTTGGGGTTAGGAAATAAGTAAGGGCGAAAACTAGGATTGTTCCGCTGCAAATGATGATTAAATCTGTCATGTTTTTATGGGTTTTGGTTAAACATTTACCAAATGTACAAAGGTTTGTATTAACTACAAGGGAATTGTAATATATTTTTTAATGATTAGTATATTTTTTTTAAGTTACCTTTAGGATTGGTTAACCGAAAAAAACCAAAATTAGTTAGTATGACAACTAAAAAAGAAAACAGAGGCGGACC